TCAACGCCCAACGCTCGCACGCCGCCGCAACGGTGATCAGCCCAGCGGCTATCGCCACCACCACGGCTGCCTTACGGCGCGCCGTCCAGCGTTCAATGCTGGGAGGCGGCAATGCGGTTCCGCGGGTCAGTTCCACTGGCTTGAATAGGTTGCGGACATGGCGCGTCACGCCAATAGTTTGATCATCGCCGCGGCGGCGACCAACAGACCGACGCCGGTCGCCATGCCGGTCAGGATCAATTGCCAGGGCGCGAGACGGATCTCCTGGCGCTTGCGGTCGTGATCGGCCAGCATCTGGTCAATATGCGCCAGCTTCTCGCGGATGTTCAGCTGGGTCTCGTCGATTTCAGCCATTGGCTTCTCCGATGAAATCGGGGTTGCGTGGCGTCGGTCCTGTCATTGGTGCGGCAGGTAGATCAGCAGCACGCCCGCGCCGGCCAGCGCGGCGGTAAAGGCGGCGGTCATTGCCGCCATCACGGCCCACATGTAAAGCCGCCCCGGCTTGTCGGCGAGTTCGGTGCGCAGCGAGCCGAATTGGCTCCCGATGTCGCCAAACCGATCGCTGACATCGTCCTTGAATTCGGCGAGCTGCGAGCCGAATTGGCTCCCGATGTCGCCAAACCGATCGCTGACATCGGCCTTGAATTCGGCGAGCTGCGAGCCGAATTGGCTCCCGACGTCGCCAAACCGATCGCTGACATCGGCCTTGAATTCGGCGAGCTCGGCCTTGGTCGCCAGATGCGGCAGCGTCGCATCGATGCGAATGATCATCGGCTCAAGGCGCGTCAGTGTCGCCTTGATGTCGCGAATGTCCTCGTCGAGGCGGTCGAGGCGGGCCTCGCTCATTGCCCGGTTCCGTCCTCATCGATGCGGCGCGCGTCAAACCAATCGTCGACCATGTCGGCGAGCTCGTCGTGGTCGAACGGGCCGCGCACGTCCTCACGATCGTTCAGGGTGTCCTGGATGCCCGCGGCGATCAGGTCAATGCTGTCACGGTCCAGCGAGAAGTCGCCATCGCGGCGGCCCTCATCGAGCAGGTCGTAGACCAATTCGCGCAATGTCACGTGCTTTGTCTCCGATGAAATCGGCGTTGCAGCGCCGAGTCGTAACATAGTGCACCGGGTGCACTATTGCAATGGCCCATCGCCGAGATCGCGAAGCGGCAGCGAGCCAATGGGGCCGGGTTTCGGCGGGCCGGCGTCATCGTCGTCAGGATCGCAACCGCACCACGGCCAATCCGGGCAGGGTCCGATGTCTTCCTCGCCGCGATAAGAGTCTGCCGGCGTAGCAATGGTCCGACATCGTCAGCTCCTCATTCTTCGAATGGCCGCTGTACCGAGCCGCCGCTCGTCTCCTCGCTGACGAGGCGCTGGCCGAAGCCGCATGGAAAGCGGAAGGACGGGTCGAGCACGGCCCACAGAAAATACTGGTTCGCGGTGTCGACCAGCCGGCTCTCGGCCGGGTAGAGCTCGACCGCCTCGCATTCGGGCCCGACGAGCTCGTTCTTGATGCGCTGCAGATCGCGCCAATCATGCACGGGTTGCCGGTCGACGCGGCGGATCGACAATTGCACCATCGGCACAGCACCCTCGTCACGATCGAGGTGATGCACCGATACCTGATAGCGGTCGTTCTTCCACATCTCGTCATTGGCGAGATCGGCGATCGTCGCGCGGGCCTGCTCCTCGGTCATCCCGTGTTTTGTGGCATAGGCGATATGCTCGGCGATCTGGTGCTCGGTGAACGGCACCGGTGTCGCGCGCTGCAATGGCGTCCAGCGTTCCTTGCGGCGCAGCGGCTTGGGCTGCATCGCCTCGCGCCGCCGGCGTTGGCTGCGGTTCATTGCTCGCTCCTACGGTTCGGGTTCGCCATCGCGGATTTCCGGGCCCTTGCCCGCGGTCACACATTGTCTTCCTCCTTGTTCGAGAGGCGCGCCGATGTGGAACGGCTATTACACCGTCGATCGCGGTCGGTGGGCGCCGCTCGGCGAGGACGATTGCGACGCGGCGCCGGGAAATAGCGATCGCCGCGGCGAGCGATCCGCTGCGCCGCAGTCAGCGCGCACATCATCATCGCAAACTCGTCGCGGCTGAGCAGATCGGCCAGCGGCAGATAGAGCCGCTCGGCCGGCGCCCCTTCGGGCGTGTCATTGACGACGGCGATGATTGCCTCGGCGATGCGCTGCGCGGTCAGCAATGCGTTGCGCTGCTCGCGGTCCATTGACCGCCTCATAGGTGCGTCCCCCACAAGAGGATCGCGGCCATGGCCAGCACCATGGCGACCGACAGCCACCGCGTCATAGGTATTTGGCGATGGGGCCGAACAAGTCGGCGACCCAATGGTTGATGGCAGTGGCCTCGCCGATCGCCAGCACGACGACGAGCGCGACCAATGCCAGCTTCTCGAAGCGGCAGCCGCGGATCCGCGGCCAGTCAAGTAAAGACATCGCGGGGGGAGTCTCCGATGTAGAGCCGCATTGCAGTGCGGCAGGGGCTGCGCCGGTACCGCCGGCGCGCGGATGATTAGGCCCGTATCGCAGCGATCGCCGCCCACCAGACGAGCGCCATGACCGTGGATACGATCATCGCCCAGATCCCGTGCGCTTCGCGTTGCCGGGTCACTAAGATCGTGCCGAGCACGAACCCGACGAGCGGGACGAGAACGGCGGTGCCCCAGGCGCTCATAACAAGGTTGTCTTCCGCCTGTGCGGCGCGTTTTGGGTCGTGCGCTGCCCGATACTGTTCCTCGATCTGCTGGTCCGTTCTTGCCGTGTCCAAATTCGTCGTCACTTTGATTTACTCCAGTGCGGCAGGGGCTGCGCCGCGTTGAAGATGTATTTCATCGGTGCGTCTCCGGCACCGGCTCGATCATCACCCGGTATTGCTTGCCGGTGCCGGCGAGCTCGTAAACCATCGTGTGCCGCCCGCCGCCTTGCGCCATTGGGCTGACGTAATCGGTGGGCACGACGATGTCGGCGCGCCGCTCGAAGCGCAGCCCGTCAATGTCGAGGATCGCGCCCTCCCGCCGAATGGCGGCGGTCAGTGCCCCGGCGTAGCTCATTAGACGTTGCAAATTCATGTGCTGCTCTTTCTCTGTGACACTGCCTCTGTGACACTGCGAATATAGTGCACCGGGTGCACCGTCGCAACGACAATGACACGCGTTAACTACAGAAATTTGGCCAATGGCACGACCGCGCTGGGAACCAACCGAAAGCGCCAGAAGGCAGGCGCGCACAATGGCCGGCAACGGCATCCCGCAGACCGAGATTGCAATGGTCATGGGGATCTCGAAAACGACGTTGCGCAAGCATTGCGCGGTCGAGCTCGACACCGGCGCAACCGAGGCCAATAACAAGGTCGCCACGTTTCTCTTCACTGCGATCGTGGGCTACACCGAAGACGATGACGGAGCGCCGGTTGCGTGGCCGATCACCGACGATAGGGCGCGCATGACCGGCGCGATTTTTTGGCTGAAAACCAGGGGCGGCTGGTACGAGACCAGCATCCACAAACACACCGGCGTGGCAGGCGGCGATCCGATTGAACTGAAAAATGTCGAAGCCGATCTCGATCGTAAGATCACTCGCACTCTTACCGGCAGCACAACGGAGAAAATTCCTCCGGAGTCTGAGTGACACGCAACGCGAACTGCTGCAGCACAGGTGGAAATATTGGGCGCGGGAAGAGCAGAAGCCGCCGCCCGGCGAGTGGCGCACCTGGCTATTGCTCGCCGGCCGTGGCTTTGGCAAGACCCGCACCGGCGCCGAATATGTCCACGACCAGGTCATTAAGCACGAGCGCCGCCGCATCGCGCTGGTCGCACCGACGGCAGCTGACGCCCGCGACGTCATGGTCGAGGGCGAAAGTGGTCTGCTCGCCATCGGGATCGAGCGCGAGCGGCCGCGTTATGAACCCTCGAAGCGGCGTTTGACGTGGCCGAATGGCGCAATCGCCACGACCTATAGTGCCGACGAACCGGAGCGGCTGCGCGGACCGCAGCACGATCTCGCGTGGTGCGACGAGCTCGCCACCTGGCGCTATCCTGAAGCCTGGGACATGCTGATGTTCGGGCTGCGCCTCGGCGAGGATCCGCGCGTCGTCGTGACCACGACGCCAAAGCCCAACCGGATCATTCGCGAATTGGTCGCCGATTCGACGACCGAGATCACGCGCGGCTCGACTTACGACAATAGGGCCAATCTGGCGCCGGCTTTTCTCGCCCAGATCGTCAAGAAATACGAAGGCACGCGCCTCGGCCGCCAGGAGCTCAACGCCGAGATCCTCGACGATGTCCCGGGCGCATTGTGGAACCGCCAGCGCCTCGAGGAACTGCGCTGGCCGCATTACAAACCAGCGCCCGAGCTCGTTCGCATCGTCGTCGCGATCGACCCCGCCGCGTCGAGCGGTGAGGACGCCGACGAGACCGGCATCATCCTCGCCGGCAAAGATGCCAATGGCTGCGGTTATGTATTGGGTGACCATTCCGGCCGCTACACGCCAACCGAATGGGCCAACAGGGCGATCGCGCTCTACCGCGAGCACAAAGCCGACCGCGTCGTCGCCGAGGTCAATAACGGCGGCGAGATGGTCGAGAACACATTGCGCATGATCGACCGCAGTGTCGCCTATACGCCAGTGCGCGCCACGCGCGGCAAGGTGATCCGCGCCGAGCCGGTGGCAGCGCTCTACGAGCAGAAGCCCGGCCGCGTCTACCACATCGGCTCGTTCGCGACATTGGAAGACCAGATGTGCGCGTTTACGACGGATTTCGATCGCGCCAAGGCCGGCTATTCACCCGACCGCGTCGACGCGTTGGTGTGGGCGTTCACCGACCTGCTCGTCGAGCCGATGGCGAGCGAGGGGCTCTACGAACTGTACCGGCGCGAGCACGCCGCAAAAATCGCCGCGAAAGCCGAGCGCGACAAGAAGCCGCCCTCGCCGCCGCAGCCAGGATCGGTGGAGTGGTTTGAGATGATGAAAAAACGCCAATCGCCGAAGCCCGCCCCAGGCGCCGCGCCTGGCGGCACGGAAGGGGCCGAGAGCTGAGATGCCGCGCGGCGGCGTGCAGACCTCGCTGGTCGGGATGATCAATGCGCTAACGGCGCCGTTTCGCCGGGAGTCCGGCCCAAATGGCTCAAATGGCGGCGCACCGGCGCCATTTCAGGGCAAAAGCCTGCCCCTGGCTAGAACAGGGGGCGCGCCGATCTACTCCCACAGCTGGGGGCAGAACGGCGGCGGCCCCAATGGTGGCGGCAACACCCCGCGGTCGCCGGCCGACATCACGCAATTTGCCCCGGTCTTCCAGCCGTCGGGCGGGCTCTTTGCGCCAGGCTATCCGCTCGTGCCGGTCGAGCGCGAGCGCTTGCGCATCTTCAACTTCCCGGTCGGCGTCAATTACATCTACACACCGCGTTCATTCGAGACGATCGGGTTTCCCGAGCTGAAGGCGCTGGCGCGCGACGACATTACGCGGCTGTGCATCGAGACGCGCAAGGACCAAGTCGAAAAGCTCACTTGGACGATCAAACCGCGCAACGAAAAGGACCCCGCGCGCAACGCCCCGGCGCGGATCCAGCAGCTGACCGAATTCTGGCAATACCCCGACCGGCGGGTGCCCTTCGCGACCTGGCTGCGGACATTGATGGACCAGATCCTCGTCGCCGATTGCCCGGCGCTGGAACCGCGGCGCAATCGCGGCGGCGATGTCATCGGCTTCGACGTCATCGATGGCTCGACGATCAAGGTGCTGATCGACGACACCGGACGGCGGCCGCAGCCGCCCGCACCGGCGTTTCAGCAGATCGTCCATGGCCGCCCGTGGGTCATGCTCGCGGACGGCGGGCGCTCGAATGTCGACGAGGGGGAGATCTATAATGAGTTCACCGACCAGGAATTGATCTACTTCCCGCGCAACCCGCGCGCCGACCACCTTTATGGCTTCAGCCCGGTCGAGCAGATCGTGCTGACGATCAACACCTCGATCCGGCGCGGCGTGATGCAATTGCAGCATTTCACGGAGGGCAATGTTCCAGCCGGGATGGTCAATTCGCCGGCGGGCTGGACGCCGGAGCAGATCGCGGGGTTCCAGGAGTTTTTCGACAGCAAATACGCCGGCAACACCGCCGAGCGCACCAAGCTGCTGTGGGGCCCGGAAGGCGCCAAGTATCAGGCGATCAAACAGCCGCCGGTCAAGGACGATTTCGACGAATGGCGCGCCCGCGTCATCTGCTTTGCGTTCTCGTTGCCGCCGACCGCGTTCACCCGCCAGGTCAACCGCGCCACCGCCGAGACGGCGCAGGAAGCCGCCCTCGAAGAGGGTTTGGCGCCGCTGATGGGGTACGTGAAGCGGTTGATCGACGGCATCATTCGCATGCAGGGCCATCCGGACCTCGAATTCGCCTGGTCCGACCAGAAGCCGATCGACCCGACAGACCAGGCCGACATGCTGGTCAATCTGACGGGCAATGGCCTGATGACGGTGAACGAGGGGCGCGACCAATTGGGGCTCGAGCCGGTCGAAGGCGGCGACGAGATCCTGTTCAAGACCGCCACGGGACCGGTGACATTGGACTCGGTGCTCAACCCGCCCGAGCCGCCGCCGATGGTGGTGCCAGGCGAGGCGGCGCCAGGCGAGGCGCCGGGCTCCAAGGGGAAGAATCCTCCCGCGGAAGCCGGCGGGAAACCTGGCAAACCCGGCAAGCCTGGGAAAAATTCACCGCCCGGCAAGAGGACGCCTGCGGCCGATGCCGAGGGCGGCAAACCACCAAAGGGCGAGTCGACTGGACCAGGTGGTAAACCCAAGGGCGAGGTAGGCAAAACCGCCGACAGCCCTTTTGCCAAGACGACGCGGGTGTCGCGGCGCAACACGGCATTGCTGGAGCAGAGCCGGACCCGGTTGCAGCGGAAGCTCGAGCCCTTCTTTGCCGCGCGCGCTGAGGACGTGGCGCGCCAGCTGGCGCGCGAGATGCGATTGGAGGGCTGGGAGAAACTCTAGCCTAGTGCGTCTGATGCCATGGTCACGATCCCACATTGAGGTCATCGCCGAGCATCCCCTCGACGAGGTCCTCGATGTAGCGGTGCTCGACGACGAGCGCGCCGCCAAAATACTGCGCATCGTCGCTGACATTCTCGTCGAGCCAGTCGCGGGCCGTCTCGGTCAGCGGGCGGACGAGAAAGATCGTGCCGTGGTTTTCGACCTCGACGTCGACCTGGGTGACCATCACGCGACCTCCGCCGCAGCCGCTCTGGCGGCCTTGGTCATGTGCGGCAGGTTGCCGGCGATGTGGAAGGCATCCGCGTCGTCATAGCCCTGGGCGCGGGCGACGCGGTAGCGGCGCTGCCAGCCAAAACCGCGCAGTGCATCGGCTTTAATCTGGCGTTCGTCGCCGAGCGAGAGATAGACGCCGCACCCTTTAAGAGACTCGGTGATCCACTCCTCGTCAGTGACGTCGTTGGGGAAATTCCACGCGACATCGAGGACGTGCTTCAGCGCACCGAGCTCGGCCTCGCGCTTGTCGTAGCCGCTGCTGACGTGAATGCGTCCGGTGTTGAGCGCTTGGCCCGTCGTCTGGATCAGCCGCCAGCCCCAGCCGTGGCGTTGGAACGCCACCAGTGCGGCAACGCCGCCGACCTTGATGATGGTCGGCGACTCCTCGGTCTGCTTGACCAGATGCTCAAGCCGGCGGCCAGCGTCCTGCTTGGCGGCGGTGACGGTCGGGCCCTCGCCCTCGACGCCGAAATACTCGATGCGAATTTTCTTGCTCATCTCAGTCTCCCGTTAGAGTGCGATGCGGCGCTCGATGTGGCGGAGCCGCTTGGCGCCCTCGTGGACGTGATTGTCGCGGTTGGCGCGCGCCAGGATCGCCTGCGCCGCTGCGCTGGTGTCAGGAGTCAGCAGGGTGCCCGACAGTAGCCGGTCGGTATTGAAGGCGGTCAGGCGCCAGCCGGCGAAGCCGCCGCAGCCATTGGGGCGGTTGCGCAGCACCGTGCCGTTCTCGAAGCACACGTAGCGGTCGCCGCCGCGCTTGAAGACGCCGCGGATCGGGCCATGCTTGTAGAGTGTGGCCATCAGCGTTTGCTCCTCTGGGCGAGCGCTTGCGCGACATTGGCGCGGATCGTGAAAGTCTCGTCCGGCATCTGCGCGTTGATGATTGCGAGCGCCTCGTCGAACGAGAGCGGCTTGGTCGGTTGCGGCATGTTGTCCGCGACCTCGTCGCACTCAGAATAGTCGTAGATGCTCATTGGGCTGCTCCATCGACCGGTTCCCACTGGCCCTGGTAATCGCGCTGCGCATGCAGGCGCCCATCGGCATCGCGGAACGTGCGCTGATAGCGGCAGGGATTGAAACTGATCAGACACTGGTCGCTGGTCGACTGGCAGGTGTCGTCAGTGTAGGTAAAGCCGAGGTCGACCTTGGCCGCCCGCAGCAGCGCCTTGCAGTGCTGTTCGAGCTCGCGCCGGATCTCGACGTCGAGCGGCGTGTAGTCGATGTGGACGCTGACCCAGCCGTAGCCGGTGCCGCGTGAGCCGCGCACCCTGATCTTGTCGCGGCCAAAGGCCATCGCGAGAGTGCTTTTGATGGCCCGGTTGCGTTCTGCGATGTTCATCGAGGGTCTCCGATTTCCGCGGCGTTGCAGCGCCGAGTCGTAACATAGTGCACCCGGTGCACTATTGCAATGCGCAATGAGGGTTAAGGGTCTAATTTGATTGCGGATTTGAGGAGCTAACGTGGCGATAGTCGACGAAACCGGGGTCACGGACGTGGCCATTGCAAAACTGTCAATG